ACAGTTGGTTTATATTGATTCTATAGAGGAGAATTACCATGACCAAATCAAACGACAAAAAAGATCAAGAGTTCCATTCTGTTGTGAAACTTGCAAAACTTCTTGCAAAGAAAACAAAAAATAAAATTGATGAAAAATACATGATCATTATGATCCGCAATGCTATTTTTTCTCTGCCTTCAGTATATACTGGTTTAATTTCAGAAGAAGCACTTGAACTACCGTATGATAAAAGAACAAAAGAACACTTCTATGGAAGAACTGAAAGTGCAAAAAGGTTGGTCCATGAAATTAAAACCAACCCCAAAAGGAGTGAAAAAGCTCTTATCTTATTCCTGAAAAGTCGTTCAAGAGTTCATAAAGTCACGGCAAAACAAAATAATCTTCTCAAACAATATAACAAAAAGAATCCTGGTGTTCACTGGCGTAAGGCATATAAAGACTGTGGAATTGATCTATTGAAACAAGATATCAATACTAAAAATGGCAAGCGATATGCATATTTTATCGGATCTACCGAATATAAGTCTATTGCAGATGTAGCAGAAGATTATGGGATTTCAATTTCCGGTGCTTCATACAGATTTTTTAAGTCCGTTAGTCATAATCATTCACACTGGAACGCAGAATTGATTTCATAATAAAAAAGGCGGATCCGAAGATCCGCCAAGTTATTGGATGGTCCCGGTTGTTTCCGGGACCTTTTATTTTTATTAGAGAAGGTTGCGAACAAGAACTCTTCTGTAGTACTTGTTGGTATTTGCGGTAAGAGCGCCAAGACCCTGGCTAGAACCTTGAGCGAATGGGTTAGCAACCATACCGTAACGGGTTTTGAAGCCGATTTTTGGCTGGAAGCTGTCCTCACCGATAGCGCGAACCATCTGTAGTGGAACGTATGGGCAATAGAAGATACCTGCGTCGAAGGATGAGGAACCTTTATAACCAACAACTAGGTAGTTATTAGCAGCATATGGGTCAATGTAAACGCGGAAGCGACCATTTAGAACACCTGCGAAGGTGTTGCCGGTGTCGTCAACATTGAGTGCATTTGAGTTAAGTGCTGGTGTATAATCAAGAACACCTGCCATCTGAAGAGCAGAAGCAACGTCTGAGGAACAGATAACAATGTTACCCTTACCACGTCTGGTGTCTTTTGCGATCTGGTTAGCTTCACGTTCGATCTGGAACATAAGTCCCTTGAACTTTTCAACTGACCAACGGCCGTTAGCATCTACGTCAAGGTCGAATACACCGACAGCTGAAGTGTTTGCAGCACCTGAAACTGCTGAGTTATAGATTGTGCGAACAACTTCTCTGTTGATTTCAACAAGGATTTCAGAAGAAAGGATGTTTGCAAGTTCTGTTTCAGCGTCTAGACCATGAACTGCTTTCAAGTCTTGTGCAAGTTCAGTGGTGTATTCTGCTTTAAGCGCACGGCTCTTAGCTTCTACAGCAACTTTTTCAATTGAGAAAGCCATTTCAGCAAACTGACCACCGGTTGTACCAAGTGCTTCAGCGGTTGTGGTTGACATTGCAGTACCAGTATTTGCACTTGCAGGTGAACCAACGGTATTTGTTGAACCTGAACCAGTGCCGTCTGTAGTATGTGTACCAGCACCTGAATAATCGGTATCAGCTTCATTATAGAAAGCTTCGTTGTTGCTGTTTGCAGTGCCATACTTAGAGCGCATAGCGAAGATAAGTCCGGTTGGACCAGTCATTGGCTGAACACCAGCAATATCGTATGCGATAAGGTTTGGCATGGAACGGCGAACAAGGCTGATAAGAACTGGGTCATAACCAGCTACAGGACCACCGGCATCAGCGCCTGAGCTGAAACCTGTTGAACCGTAACCACCAGCATTCATTGTTGGTGTTTCCATTAGAAGTGAAGACATAGAAACAGATGTTCTATCTTCACGCATAGAGCGTTCGGTATTCTCGAGGATAGTTGCAGTTACTGAACGTCTTTGGTCGTCTTTGATTGCGGCAAAGTTTGCGTGCTCAAGAATTGGGCCCCACTTTGCAACTAAATCGCGATTTGATAGACTCATTTTTGTCTCTCCTTATTGTTGTTATCTTATAGATTTATTTATAATTTTATTATTTTCACTTAAACTGTTTTGAATTTAGAGCATTAACAATTGCATTTACAGAGTCATATGCAGAAACTTTCTTTGGGGCGGTTTCTTCAAGCATAATTTCATTTTCTTCATCATCAACAGCAGACTCAGTGATTACTGGTGACTTTGATTTAAAGAATGACTCTTTAAGAGTAGAAAGATCTGATGAATAAGAATCAAGATTATCTACATCTAACTTTTCAGAAAGAATACGGAAGCGTTCTTTTTGTGAAGTTGTTAGACCTTCAGAAAGTTCTTCGAAGATTTTTTCTGCCTGTAGCATTTCAACTGCTTCAGAAAGTTCGATGTTTGCATTGATTGTTTTATTAACTTCTTCTTTAAGTGAAGCAATTTCTTCTTCTAAATCAGCAACAATATCAATTGTTGATTCATCAATTTCTACATTGTGCTCGTAAAATAGTTCTTTAAGGCCATCCATGAATGATTCTGCCATTTGGACCTTAATACCAGATTCGATTGCAACGGTATTTTCTTCCATCCATTCAGAAACAATATAGTCAAGATAATTGTCAAGATTTTCAACAATCTCTTCCATTGCTTCGTTAACAGATTCTTCTAACTGTACAGCAAATTCTTCTTCTAGTGAAGCAGCAATTTCATTGGCTTTTGCAGTGGAAGCTTCATTGACAGCAGCTTCAAATACTAGTGAAAGTTTACCTTTAAAGTCTTCAGAAAGATCAAGACCTTCAAATAATGAATCAAATGATTCTGAAGCATCTACGTCTTCTTTCACTTCAGGTGTAACGCCTGAAGCAGCACCAAGTTTATCAGCAGTTGGATCAACTTTCTTTTTAACATCTGCCAACTTAGGTTTGATAGCACCACCCGCTGGTGTTACTGGATCAGGAACTTCTGCACCTTTGACAACATCACCACCGCTGTGATCCGCCATAAACTCTTGTAAATTGTGTTCTGACATTTTGTTCTCCTTCTTATGGATTTAATTTAATCTCATAGTTTATTTATAAAAAAGTAAATTTATTTATCCTTTTAAAGAACCTATAAAGTTTTCAAATATTCTAAGAGCTTTTGATTCACTAATGGGATTACGAGTGGCAACTTCTTTTTTAAGTTCCTTAACTGTTTCTTCTAATTGTTCCATTACTCTCCAATTACCTGATGCTATATCATAGTAATATTCAGTATTTTCCATGATACCTTTTACAAAGCAATTAGGACCTGAAGGGTCTGTAACAATATCAACAGTTGCAAGGTGAAAATCATCTTGTACTTCCATTATGCCTTGCTTTGTTGCCTTTACAGAACCAAGACCTCTAGTAGATACTCCAACTTTAACACCCTCATCAATGAAAGTCTTTACAATTTGACCCATTGGTGTTGAAAGGATCTTTGCCTTACCAATGAAATTTGACCCATCTCTTTTCATTTCAGTGATTAGGTGAGAAACTCTATCACCATTAATTTGTGGACCATTTGGATGACCAAGTTCACCTAATGCTCTCTTTGTTTTGATATATTGATCATTATAGCGATTCATTTCATTTTCAAGTATTGTAGAAGGATAAATTCTACCATTACGATTTTGAATATCTCCCTGCATGAAGATACCTTCTATAAAATAGCCTTTTTTGCCATCTTCTGAAGCTTCAGTAATCACCATGCAATCGTCATCATATACTTCTGTTATTAGTTTCATAACTTGTTTCCTTTTTTATTTTTATTTATAAGATTATGAACCTGAATCATTTGTAAGCAACCGGGGTACATTTAATAGCAGTATTTGCTTCAACTGTATCGGTCGCTCGCTTTTCCATTATTTCTACAAAACCGGCAGGTTGAGACATTGACCCTATTACATTATTAGCAGAGTCTCTTACTATTACAAATGAATCTCCACCAGTTGGAGTATATACTCTGAAAAGAACTGCATCGTTAACTGTATCTGGTGTCGATGAAACTGAAACTTCTTCTCCCGTTAGTTTAAGAACTATATCTACCATATTAGAGTGCCTCTCTTGCAAAACCTAAAATTTCTTTAAAGCCGTCTTTATCAGTCATTGCAACTTTCATCATTTTCTTTGCATTTTCTTGGCGGAGACCATTGATGAGTTGATTAAGAAGTTTTGCATCCTGCGAATTTACTGAAATAGATGAACCATCATTCAGTTTGAGCAAACCTGCGTTGAATGCTTCATCAAGCTCAACTTCTTCTTTAGTAAGTCTGTCGACTGCTTTATCAATACGCTTTTCTCTGCCCAAAGTCTTTGACCAGCTTGCTTGTGGCTTAAGTGGATCTTTAGCGCCTAGTTGATATGCCTTACCAGCAACATCAGTTTTTGCTTTTTTGATGTATCTTCCAAGCAAAGCCTTTGAAACTTCATCTAGCTCAACTTCTTCCTTAGCGAGTTTATCACTTGCTTTTTTAATGCCAGAAAGTCTTTGATGCGCTTTTACAAACGAAGAGCCACCTTTTTTAGTTTTTTGGTCTGCACCAAATCTAGCAGCATGTGCGGCTGTATCATATGCTGCCTTAGTCACATAAGAAGCAAGAGTTGATTTCTTGAGTTCATCAAGTTCTACTTCTTCTTTTGTAAGTTTATCAGCTGCCATAGCAATACCTTGACGGCGCTTCCATGATTTGTTAAAAGCTTTATCAGCAACTGCAGTATCTTTTCTTCTTTGTCCATCACCAGAATAATCACCTGTTTTCATTTTATCAAGCGCCTTATTAGCTCTTTCAGAATAACGGGCGGTTGCTGCAGAGTTAGTAGCAACATCGTGAGATGCTTTCTTAATATATGAACCAAGAGTCTTCTTTGATACTTCATCAAGTTCAACTTCTTCATTGATTTTTGAAACTGCATGATCGGTACCATGGAAACCTTTACCATTTGGAGTGCGGTCAATACGGAACTTCTCACCAGTTGTATTGTGTTGATAAATGTCATGTCCTGAACCACCGAAACCTGATTTTCCACCTACACGCTTATATGTTGTATGGAACTTTTCTGAATCTTTTTCATGCTTTTCAGTAGGACCACCAGAAATGTAATCACCTTTGTTACCTTTGACATAGTCTTTAGCAAAACCTTCGGCACCGCTTTCAGCATGAACCTTATTGACTTTATCTAAAGACATCGCTTCTTCAAGTTCCTCATTCCAAGGAGTTTTTGGGAGACTTACTTTTTTCTTTGGTTCTTTATCCAAAGCATAGGCCAATCTATTAACTTTCATGTTTGCAGAAGAATTTGATGAACCATCTGCATAAGCAATTTCACGTTCGGATTTGGTTGGTTTTTTGATTTGTACTTCATCAATCTGTGACTCTCTGGTTTTACCAGCATAGATCTTAGAACCTTTGCCGCCGCCAAGCGCCGCATCTTCTTTCTTTGTGGAATTTGACTTCTTGTAGCGTTGGTGTGATGGTTCTTCATCATAGTCACCGCCAGCAGCAGCTACAGCACCAAAACCTTCTTTGATTTTGGTACGAATAGATGCGGAAATTGCTTTGCGGCGAGCATGAAGATACTTGTCACTCTTATTTACTTTATCATCATTATTGATGTCATCATCTTCTTTGCCAACTGGATCCATTGCTTCGGACATATCACCCTTGCCAGCAAATGTCTTAGCAGCATCTTTTGACATTGTGACTGGGTATTTCTTTCCGGCAAATGCAAAGTGTTTTTTACCTGTAGCATGAGCATTAGCGGCCGCGGTATGGAAAGCATTCTTTTCAGTTGCAAGAATTTCTTCTGGAATGACATATACAGTTTCATCAATTTTGTGCATTTTAATTTGCGCGTGTTTACGATATTTGTATTGAGCATCTGTCATATCACTATCATCATCATTATCTACATCAGAATCTTCTTGACCTGAAAGATCTCTTTTGAGAGTAACAGCTTCATAAACATCTTCATCATCTGGTCTTTGATAATCAGCAAGGCGCTTATTCTTGCGGTATCTTTTCATACCATCAATATCATCTTTATCTACTGCACCAGAAAATGTGCTCTCTGGTGCAACAGTGTGGTCAATAGGATCTATTATGTGTTTTTGTTTAAAGTTTAGTTCATCTTCTGAGTTTGGTTGAGCAACCTCTGATAAGATTCTACTGAAAGTTTTCATTTTTGAGCCCTTTTTGAAAAATTAGTAAGATTTTTTCTATTTATAACGGTCAAACCTTCTTCTGTAGGTTGATCATCTTGTGGCGGCTGTGGTGGAGCTGCACCTTGACTATCTTGAGGCATATCGTCAATAGGAGGCTCTTCTTTTGCTTCTTTATCAATTTGCTTCTTCATGTCTTTCCATTCATCTTCTGGCATGTAAAGAACATTCTTGACAACCCATTCACGAGAGAAGTATTTACCAATTTGTTCCTCAATCTGGCGAAGTGTTTCAAGCTTTTCGCGAAGTATTTCAGCTTCTTTCAACTCTTCAAAATAGTTATCCTTCATGAAGTCATAACGGATTTTATTTTGAATTTCTTTCCATTCGTCAGGTGAAATAACACCCTTTAAAACCAATTGTCGTTCAAGGCATCTATCAAATAGAATTGAAAATCTTGTGCGAAGTCTTTTAATAAATTTAGCAAATTTTAATTCTTCGCGAGTCACTTCTGACATTCGACCGAATGAATACATAGTTTCCGGTTGAAGCCTTGCAACTGGGACATTTAGCGATTTATA